CAAAAACAATGGTACGCTAAAGATGATGAGGGAGAATTTATAGAAAACTGTTTTTTAGAAGAAATAGATTTTAATGAGGGGGAGTGGATGGTTTTAGCGACAACAAATAAATTATTAAAAGATTTTGCACAACATTTTTATAGAACAGGGATAAGAGTTTTTGGTAAGGGGAATACTTTGTTGCCACAAAAAACATTAGAAGCATATAGAACTTGGATTAAATTAAATCAAGGTGAATTAGTAAACATGGATGATGCTAAAAAAATATGGGAATATTTAAATTACAATAAAGGACATATAAAATATGGCTATGCTAGTGGTAAAACACTAAAAGGTGATGAACTAGTTTCATTAGATATTTTAAAAAAGGATCATGGATTATTAATTGAGGGTGATTGGCAACAGCTTAATTTTGATGACGATGTTAAAAAATATATAAAAAGTATTATAAAAAGTGGAGATGATTTATCAACAGATCCAAGAATAGAATTGTCCACGATACATGGTGCAAAAGGTAGAGAAAGAGAAAACATTATTCTATGCATGGATTATGGGACAGAAAAACAATCGGAAATGTTATCACAAAAAGCATTAGAAGATCCGGACACTTCACATAGATTATTTTTTGTTGGTGTAACAAGAGCAATGCAGAGATTATATATCTTAGCTCCACTGACAGCAAATTATTATAAAATAGGAGAACAAATAATATGAGCCCAGCAGCAATGGATTTATTATTTTTAACAATCATGACTTCGGCATGGATATGGATAGTATTATGAAAACATATGATAAACAAATAGGTGGAAACCATTACCAAAAATATAAAATACAACCAAGCAAGTTTGTAATTGAGAACGAATTGCTTTACCCAGAAGGGTGTGCTATAAAGTACATCATAAGACATAGAGACAAAGGAAAGAAACAAGATCTTGAAAAAGCAATACACTTTATAGAAATGATAATTGAAAGGGATTACAAATGATTAATGAATTAAGATTTAAATTAGAGATATTGTGGATAGACCATTCTCGTAAAATATGTTTTGCAACTGGCATTATATTAGGAGCATTGATTTTATAGTGCCAAAAGCTCAAACAGAATGGAACAGTCCTACTTCTTTTCCAGATTTAAAAGACCACAAGTACATAGCAATTGACTTAGAGACTAGAGACCCAACGTTAAAAACACGAGGCTCTGGCGCATTAATTGGAGAGGGTGAAATTGTAGGAATAGCTGTAGCTGTAGAAGGATGGTCTGGATATTATTCTTTTGGACATTTAAAACAAAATCATTGGGACGAACTTAGTGTTATGAGCTGGATTAAAGATGTTTGTGCATTGCCTGTTCCTAAAATATTTCACAACGCTATGTATGATGTCTGTTGGTTACGAGCATATGGAGTTAAATTTAATGGACACATTATAGATACAATGGTTATGGCTGCATTGGTTGATGAAAATAAATTTTCTTATTCTTTAAATAGCGCTTCTTATGAATATTTAGGTGAAGTTAAAGATGAAACAGCATTAAGAGACGCTGCACATAAAGCTGGAGTAGATCCTAAAGCTGAGATGTGGAAACTACCTGATATGGACGTTGGTTCTTATGCAGAACAAGATGCTGAATTAACTTTAAAATTATTTAAAAAGTTATCTAAAGAAATAAAAAAACAAGACCTTACACAAGTGTTTGATCTTGAGACACAGTTATTCCCATGTTTAATAGATATGAAAGTTAAGGGCGTTCGAGTGGACGTTCAAAAAGCTCATACAATAAAGAAACAGCTAGCATCAGAAGAAGAAATATTACTCCTAAAAATAAAAAAAGAAACAGGAATAGAACCTCAAATATGGGCAGCACGAAGCATTGCCAAAGTTTTTGATAAATTAGATTTACCTTATGAAAGAACTTTAAAATCAAATGCACCTTCTTTTACTAAAAATTTTCTTTCTACTCATGAACATCCTATGGTGCAATGTATAGCAAAAGCTAGAGAGATAAACAAGTCACATACAACATTTATTGATACAATTATAAGACATGAATACAAAGGCAGGATACATGCAGATATAAACCCTATTCGAGGCGAGGGTGGAGGCACAGTTACAGGTAGATTCTCATACTCTAATCCAAATTTACAGCAGATTCCAGCGAGAAACAAGCAGCTAGGACCTATGATTAGATCTTTATTTATTCCAGAAGAGAATTGTACGTGGGGATGTTTTGATTACTCACAACAAGAACCAAGGTTAGTTGTACACTATGCGGCCTCAAGTCAAGGTCTTCGTAATTCAAAAGAAGTAAAAAATATTGTTGATGAATTTCATAATTTTGATGAGGATAAAGGAAAAGCATTTGATTTTCATCAAACTGTAGCAGACATGGCAGATATTTCTAGAACGCAAGCTAAAACTATTAATCTTGGATTATTTTATGGTATGGGTAAAGCAAAACTACAGGCTGAATTAGGTGTAACTAAAGATGAAGCTGAAACATTATTTAATAAATACCACGACCATGTTCCCTTTGTTAAAAATCTAATGAGCAACACTGCGAAAGACTCAGCAGCTTCTGGTTATATTACTACTTTGTTAAAACGAAGGTGTAGATTTGATAAATGGGAATTAAATGAATACACTCCTGGGGTTCTTAGTCCTCCAATGACCAAAGCGGAAGCAATAGAAAAATCTATAATTAAACAATTTGAAACAGAAAAAGTAAGAAACAAATATAAACTTGAAATGGGCGAAATTACATTAGAACAAATTAAAAGTAATATTAGACCGAAAGTTAGAAGGGCGTATACTTACAAAGCGTTAAATAAATTAATACAAGGGTCAGCAGCGGACATGACAAAAAAAGCTATGCTAGATTTATACAAAGAGGGTATTGTGCCACACATACAAATACATGATGAATTAGATATTTCTGTTGTAGACAAAAAACAAGCCGAGCAAATAATTGAAATAATGGAAAAAGCTGTTACATTAAAAGTTCCCAATAAAGTTGATTATGAACATGGAAATAGTTGGGGAGAAATAAAAGCATAATGTTTTTAATAAATACATACTTAGACAAAAGTAAAATACAAGGTGTTGGAGTATTTTCAAAAGAAAATGTTATGAAAGGACAAAAAATAAAAGAATCTAGGCCTGAATTTGAGTTAAGATTTGATACAACAAACATGCCAAAAATGCCTTTAGCTTTAGCTAATTTTATTGAAACACATGCTTATGAAGATAAAAAAAATGAATATGTAATGGGTATAGATAACGAAAAATATTTAAATCACAGTATAAATCCTAGTGTAGATGATGATGGCATAGCATTAAAAAACATTAAAATGGGTGACGAAATTACAGTAGACTACAGAGATTTTGATGATAGTGTCGAAGAATGGCTTACTTAAATGCAAACATACCAGCAACCTACGCACAAATAAGGAGAGAGTATTTATATGACTGTAAAAAACATCACGGAGAAGTTGAGGACTGCATTATCTTTGGGATCACATGCATGGGTGGTAGGGCTATTTTATGGCATGCTATCATGGAAAACGGCGCAATATTTTATCGCTTACCAATTACGGCTTTTATTCAACGTGGTTTTAAACCGGAAGCTGTTCCAACCAAAAGACTTGATGAACTTCAGCTTTGGAATAGTTTTAGCTATTATCCTGCTGTTATTGTATTTGATCTTTTAAGTGCAGCATCAGGTAAATACATAGGTAAAGATAAGAAATGGCACCACGGTAAATACTTATTTACTATTGACTTTGCTCATCCAGAGACTAATATACTTGATACCGATCATTCGGAAATACCGCACGAACATAAGTGCGCTCACATAATTGCGTTAAAAGACGGCAACTATGCGGCTCAGCCAAACAATAGAATAATTTGGGATCTACCTTCGTTTACAGTTAAGGACAATATTCCTGACTGGAAAGTTCAAACAAATGAATGGAATGTAGAGGACTCAGGCAACTGGAAAACAGAAGATACTGATAAGTTCTTCTATGAGATTGAGGAAAAAAAACATGATTGATAAAATTATTGATAAAATTAAATTGATTTATATAAGCTCTAATAAAACAATTTTTACTTATAGATGTTGTGTAATTGCAGCGATAGCAATATTATATTTAAAGTAATGGAAGGCCTACGCATGGATTACAGATTCACAGCTCTGTTAATATTTATGTTAACCATGTTAGCCTTATTTGGTGGACCAACACATTCAGCAGAAACGCAAAGCAACGTAAGTGGATCTAACACATCAATTGAAGGTGGTTATACTGGAGGAGCAACAACATATCAGTCTGGATCATCATCTAACACAACAAGTACAACTAGCTCTACATCTAATATAAAATCAGCACCGCCAACATCATCAGCACCATCATACAATTCTATGACACAAGACGTGTGTGCAGTAGGTGGATCACTTGGTGTACAGACATTTGGACTTGGTATTAGTGGCGGAAAACATTTTATTGATAAAAACTGTGAACGATTAAAGTTGGCTAGAATTTTAAATGACTTTGGCATGCGTGTAGCAGCCGTGGCCATACTGTGCCAGGATGAACGTGTTTTTGAGTCAATGATATCAGCCGGTACCGTTTGCCCTATCGATGGTAAAATTGGTAAAGAAGCTATGGCATTGTGGTCTAGATACGGCCATGAAAGACCTGATTATAAAACATATGTAAAACGTATTAAAGACAGAGAAAAAGCTGACAAAAAAGCACAAAAAGAAATGACAAAAGAATTAGATAAAATGGATAGAGCCATTAAAATAGAGAAAATAAATGTTAGATAAATTTTTATATAAATTTTTTGGTGCTCTTGATACTTTGTTTCAACGTATAGATAACTTTTTATTTGCACCCCGTTGTAAATGTAAGAAGAAGAAAAAAGATGCCTAGGCCTGTAAGAAAATGGGTAGTTAGACTACGAATGTGGTACGCAGATTTAAGAGGACACCACGGTAAACGATGGGACTATGAGCCTTCTAAACATTACATGAAAAAAAAGAAATGAAAATATCAGAAAACACATCAGTAAGCATGCCGATGAAAAACATGTTAATGATAATAGCAGGCGTTATTTCGGGAGTGCTGGCCTACACAGAGATTACAGCTAGACTAACTAGCTTAGAGACTTCAAGAGAATTATTTCAAGCAGATCTACTTAAAAAAAGTGAGCAGTTACCAACCGATCAGGAACAGTTTATGTTGATAGAAGATTTATATAAGTCAACAGAAAAACTTGAGATAACTCAAGAACAAAATATGACCAACAAAGTTAACATACAATTTTTAAACAAACAATTAGAAAAAGCATTGATTGATGTTGAAAAATTAAAAGATAAAGTTAGAAAAAACGGTAACGGAGATCACTAAATGACAGAAATTGTGGTGGCTCTTTTAATGATTGTCTCAGGAGAAATCAAGGAGCACAGAATACAAGACTCTATGTCTACTTGTTTAAAAGCTAAACGTATTGCAATGAGATCAGGTACAAGTCGTATAGACTACCAATGTATAAAATCTAAAGCAGA